AGAATTTCCTCCAAACACTAGAAATTCGTGTTTTGAGGCAATTAAACCATTAATTCCAATGGCAGACCAAGGTAATAATGAGACTCCTCTACCAGTCCAGGCAACCCAACCAGCCGCAAACAGCGATCGTATACCGATCACGACCCTCCCTGCCCCCAGGTCACAAGCCCCCAATAAACCTGAATACGCACGGATTGCAGACTCCCTGGAAGACGAATATCAAATCGGATTCCAACGGATCAATCCACGACTTCACCGTCGTTACGTTATCCTCAGGTCACAAGAGCTCCACGACCGATTGTGCAACTTGTATGCACCTTATTTTCAAGCTGGATATCGTGTTTTCAAACACGTTATCGAAGCTTACCCACTACCAGCGGGATACGCTAGTCAAATAGCATATGCCACTGCGTGTTACGTGTCTTCGTGGTGCTGGGATCTTTACGTCTCGATCCGAGAATCAGTTAAGAAGCTATCACAAACAGCGTTCCTCCAACAATACCAAACAGAACAATTCCACAGCCAGGACCGCTACGACCCATTCCTCCAGCATCTTAACACCGTCATCCGACCTACACACATCCCCGGTGGTTTAGAAGATTCACTCTATATCCCACTTATTGCTAACCACGTGCAATGGGGAAACCAAAGCCCATTCGGCATTAACCATTATGCCATAAATGAATCTCTGGTACAAGGTCTCCTTGACGTTATGGACCTTAAGAACAATACTTGGCGTACTGTTCCTCTGTCCCATGACACACTAGGCCGCCCAATGTGGCTTCTAGATTGGCGTCAAAATCAAGCTTACGCCTGGTTTCCACAAGAAAACCACTTCTCTAAAGAAGATCTAATCGCCGCCCATATTCTTGGAATCCCCTGTTCTCCAAGACTAGGCCCTCGCGACGTTGATGATTGGCAATTCTTTCCAGGAAATGTCATGCCACAACATATCAATATCGCCGCTTATGAAAGAGCAATTCCTCGACGATTCTTCGGAGCAGCAGAGTATCGGACGATTTCCACTCGCATGTGGGAACTTCCCTTCCTATCAGCTGTCGCCGGACAGATGTCAGGAGCAAAGCGCCCAGCTCCAGAAAGCTCGGCCACCGGAAGCGGATACATGGAATCACCTCCAGCCGTTGAAGGTCAACAGACAGCAGCAATTATGGATCCTGGAATAATGCAAACGCGTTATTGTCAGTATCAAATCATCGATTGGTGTTATCATGGAAGAGTAATCCTCAACCTGAACGCTCAGAAGCAAAATCAAGCTCTCCGCTCAATTTTGTTCTCTCCAAATTGATGTACTGTTGTAATATTTCGTTTTGTTGTAATTCGAACTGCTTATGTATAACTTACAATTTTGAACCCATGTAAGTTTAACATTTGATTCAATGAAATTCGCTTTTCGCAAAACGGGGTAACAGGCTACTGTAACGACTATAAGTCCCCTAACAAGGTCTTATGGCGGAACTACAGCCCCTTACT